GGCGTCTTGGGCCGTCTTGCACGCCGCCACCAGCTTGGCCACCCCCGCCGGGTTCGGCACGTCCAGCAGCGCGTTGTGGTCGGCCACCACGCGGTCCCGAACGCGGGGCGCACATGAGACCGGTTTCCCGTCTTCACCGAGAATATACTCGCCGTCTCGACGCCACCGTCCCCCGTACTCGCCCATCGCTCACGCCCTTTCGTCATGTCTGAAATAGCGGCAGTTGCTCGTGGTTTGCGTGGTCGGCCGCGCCGTCCATGTTCCGGCGGGCCTGTCTGAAGTAACTTTCCTTCAGCTCGATCCCGACGCCCCGCCGGCCGTTGACCACCGCCCCGAAGACCTCCGACCCAACGCCCATGAACGGCGTCAGGACCGTCTCGCCAGGGTTGGACCAGAGCACGCACGCACGTTCGATCACGTCTAGTTGCAGCGGGTGCACATGCCGCTCGTCCTCGTCCTCCTTGGCCTCCTTGAACGGCATCACCCGGTCCAGTCGGATGTCGTCCCAGAAGCATGAGGCGTATCGCCGCCAGATCCAGTGAGAGAACCGATTCAGCTTCTGGTCGCCCTCCCACCCGCGAAACCGGTTCAACTCGGTCGGCACGTCAAGCTCGCCCGCGTAGGACATCAGCCCCGTTTGGTGGATAACCGGTGTAGGGTTGGTGCCGATCTTGCGAAATGGAATCAGATAGTCCGCCGCGGCCACGTTGGTCAGCGTGCTGTCCTCGATAATCTGGCAATGCCGCAGGGCTCTCAGCATCGTCCTGTTGCGGACGGTCAGTGGCTCTTTCCAGATGCAGATCCGTGGCAGGTACTCGAAGCCGTGCGTCTGGTACAGCCGGATGATGTCGCCCGGGAAGTCCACATAGCCGGCGATGTTGGCCCCTTTCTTGGGAACGTCCATACAGTGCACCGCCGAGATCCGACCGGGAATCGTCACCCTTGCAAGCTCCCGGACGATGTACTCGAAGTGCTCGAAAAACTCCCCGTAGTCCCGGCAGTTGGACAGGTCCGCAGGGCTCGACGAGTAGTGATAGAGACACCCGCCGATCTCCGTAGCGAACGGTGGCGAGTAGATGGATAGGTGAACCGACTCCGCCGGCAGCGTCGGCAGCACCTCGCACGAGTCGCCACAGTAGATCGCGTAATCGTCCGTCACGACCTGGTCTGTTACTGGCACGGTTCCATCTCCCTAATTGAGCAGAGCCACGCGGGCACCTGTTCACCCTTGACGGGCCCCCGATCAGTTGACAGGTGCGTGGCCTCGGCCGCGTGTTGGGTCAGAGAGTCAAACATGGTATCGGCCTGCTTGGCCTTCCGCTGGAGGTTCCTCAGCACCCGCTGTTCCCCTTCGGTCGTGATGATCGACACGTCCACCGGCTTCGTTTGGCCGAACCGCCAGCACCGCCTCACGGCTTGGTAGTACTGTTCCCACGAGTGCGACGGGAACGTGACTACGTTATGGCAGTGCTGCCAGTTGAGCCCGAAACAGCCGATTTTAGGTTTCGTAATCAGCGTCTCAATCTGGCCTAGCTGGAATGCCAACAGCCGCTCCTCTTTCTGGTCGTCCGTCATCGAGCCGGACACCTGGGTGGCATCGGGCATCAGGCGAGACAGCATGTCACCCTCGGCGTTTAGGTGACACCACACCACCGCCGCCCCGTTCCGGCGAGCCACCTCGGCCGCCCTCTCGCACCGCTCGCCAATCGTCATCCGGCGTTCTTCGCGTTGCTCCTGGAGGTTGACAGCCGGCAGGTTGAACAGCATGCCGGCTCGTGGCTTGCTGGTCTTGACGACGATTTCCGACTCTCGCAACGGAGGCAAGACGAACCCATCATCGTCGAACCCCAGGTCGCTCGGGCGTCTGCATACCCGTGCCCATGAGCATACCCATTTCCAGAACGGCTGTTCAGAATGTCCACGGAACCGATACTTAGCTCGCCCCCAGCCGAGGTAGTCCTTGATTGTCTCCTGCCTGAAAAACCGACTGAGCATGTCCTTGAACCCCAGGTAGCCCAAGGCCTCCGAGGACGTCCCCAGTTCCCAGAAGTCATTTGGCGCGGCTGTGGCGGTGCACAGCAACCGATAGTCGAGGCACCGACAGAACTCCGTTACGGCCGCCTTCGTGCTGCCGTCGAAGTTCTTGAGTACGCTGGACTCGTCGCACACCACGCCGGCGAACTGGTCCGGGGTGAAGTGCTTAAGCCGCTCGTAGTTGGTCACCACGATAGCAGCCGTCAGGGACCCGTCGGGCGATCGCTTGCAGTCGATGCTGAACTTCGCCGCCTCCCGTTCCGTCTGGTGCGAGACCGCTAACGGGGTCAGAATCAGGACGGGCTTGCCGGTCTTACGATGTACGTTCTCCGCCCACACGAGCTGCATCGGCGTCTTGCCGAGCCCACAGTCGGCGAAGATCGCGGCCCTTCCCTTGCGGACGGCCCACGTCACGAGATGTTTCTGAAAGTCGTACAGCCAGTCGGGCATCACCAGCGGATCAAAACCGCTGTCCCCGTGGTGCTGCTGCTTGGCCGACATGAAGGTCCCGTAGTCTCCCATCGCTCACGCCCTCCTGTCCACAACCCCGTCCCGCTTGCCCGCGTCCGCCGCCAGCCCCGCGCCAGCGCACACACACGCCAGGCAGTAGACCGCCACCAGCACCGTCGCTGCCCACCCGAGCAGACACGCCACACCGACGGCCACGGCCACCGGTGTCAGCACAGCGGCAACTGACCAGGGTCCACGTGTATGCCCATCCGCTCCAGCGCCGCCAGCACGCTCGCCGCCGACCCGTTGCTGCCGCCGGTCTGCTTCGCCGCGTAGGCTCTGGCAGCCAAGCACATGGCGAACGCATGCACGCTGTCCGGGTCCACCACGGCCATCTTGTCGAGCCTGTCCGTAGTGCGCCGCAGATAGTCGTACGCCTTCGTCTTCCCTATCCCCAACGCCCGCGCCGCCTTGTCCATGTTCCAGTCCGCCGCGTCGTACTCCAGTGTGTGGGTTGCGATCATCAGGCACCTCCGTAGGTGCGTCCGTGCACGTTTCACCACGTGGTGAAACAACTTCACCAGGCCGATCCGTCGTGGCCCGGGGGTCAAACCCGAGCGGCTGATTCACCATGTACACTTCTCCAGAGACGGGTATAGTTGTGGTGCGCGGCTGGGGGGTCGCCGTCCTGGCAACACCGCGCACCGAATCCTCGAAGGGGTGGGCCCGCCCGTCAGGGGAGGGACAGGCGGGCCCGGTGCTGGGGACAGAAGGGGCAGGATGATTGCTGTGGCCATGGTCTGGGGTTTCGGATTTCACGTCAACACCGTGCTAGCGTGGGGGTTTTCCGGCCAACCGTCCGCAGCCGACTCCTGGGTCGACTTGTCGGCGTACGGCGATTTACCCCCCACCCAGTGGCCCCTTTTCTGTGCGGTGGAGGGTCTCACGCCGAAGCGGTACTTCCACAAGGGGCAGTCGAATACAGGGCAGAGCCGGACTTCCTTGACCGACCCGCACGAGCAGTCGAGGCACTTGAGCCGGATCGCCTTGAGCGGCACCGGGGCCTGCTCAACTCGGTAGTCGTGTTCGCGGTGCTTGCCGGGCATGGCTCTCTCCGTAGATCAAGATTTGCCTTGACGTCCGGGTTTGTTCGCTTCATGCTGGACGTTAAAGTCCGTGAGCGACACCGGCTCGCCGTAGATGGCGTCCAGGGTCAGGTTTGTGATCTCGGCGATGTCCTTGGCCATGCCGGGACTGGGGGTCGTGCGATAGCGGATGATGTTGCAGACATGGACGTTGGTACAGCCGATCTCGCAGGCCAACCAGACCTCGGTTCGCTCATGCTTGGCCAGCCACCAAGCCACGGGATGCCGTGTGGCCGCCGTCGAAGTGCTCATCATGTAGGCTCCTAGGTGTGTAATGACTCTATCGGACAGTATAGTCCGTTGCCGTGTGATGTCAATAGGTATTTCTCAAAATTGTTCAGCGGATCACTCTTTCGCCAGTCCCGGCAGCCCCACCTCCTGGGCCCACCGGTTCGGCCGGCGGCTGCCACCCTCCCACCTCGCCCACGTGTTGGCTGCCACTTTGATTCGCCGGGCCGCGGCCTCTTGGCTGATGCCCAACTTCTTGCGCAGGGCCTTGATCGCAGCGGGGGTCCAGTCGGTCATCGGCGGTCCTCCACGTTGAGGCGGGCATGCTTGACGAAGTCATCCACAGTGCGGAGCCACTTGCGGTACTGGTGGACGTGGCAGTCCCGCCGGTGTCCGAGATAGCCGTTGGATTCGCCGCCACCGTCGCACGAGCAGACGTTGGTGACGGCAATGTCCAGGACGGTGTCGATTGCCGTCACCAGGTCGTCCGCGACGGTCATGGTTCGTCTGTGAGTCATCGGTCAGCCCTCCTCGTCGTCGGCGTCGCACTGGCAATGGCCTACGCACAGCCCACACTCGCGGCACACGTGATCCCGCGACTCGCACCCGTCCGCCAGACAGTAGGCGTGAACTGCCGCGTGCCAGACGGCCGCCTCGCGTAGGGACGCCGCCACCCGGCACCGGTAGTGCGAGTAGCGGCGCCCGTCGGTCGTGCCGTCCAGGTCGTCGGCCTCGTGCACCAGTTCACGCGCGGTGCCCTCGTAGGTGGTCCAGTCACGAGCGTCGTCAGGGTGGTTCGCCTGATCTAGCCGGTCCTGGCTCACCACCTGGCCACCCCTCGTACAGTTCTCGTTGAAGATGCACACCTTCAGCTTGTGCGTTTTCGCGTCCATCGTCTCGCACTCCCCAAGAAACCCCCCGTGCACCCGCACGCCCGCGCCCACCGTCGCACGCCCGCCAGGTTGGTGGCGTGGCCCGGCTGCATGGCACGCCAGACGTTGGGCTGGTGCACGCCCATGCGCGCGGCCAGCCCCGCCTGCGACAGCCCCGTGCCCACCCACGCGGCGCGCAGGGCCTCGGGTAGGGTCATCGGTCGTCACTCCTATCGGCCGGTGCCGTCTTGTGCCGCTGGTAGGTGGCCGACCTGTTGCCACACGAGCAGCACCGGCCGGGCCTCCGGTCACTCTGCCACTGGCGGCCACAGGCCCGGCAGGTCACGTCGTACAGGCGTTTCATCGGTCTCGCCC